CGTACTGCTGTCGCTATCGCGTATTCTTTCCGCCAGAAGGGCTAAAGCTCGATCAATTTCGCCCTGGCCTTTACAACGCACAAATACAGTTAATCGAGAATCCTGGCGCGATTGTGGACCCGGTGGGCCGGCCGACTTGGTATCAAATTACCTTGAACGCAGGGGCGCAAATCTCGGCACGCATGACGGAGCACGCACCGATTCAGCGCATGGCACTAAGGGCGCATGTTGCGGAAGTCTCCAATGTCAGTCCATTTATAACCTTGCCAGCTACCACAGTGCGGGTAAGCATGGCGGTAGGATTGCGCACCGCACTGCAACTGACCGCGCATGCGCCAATACAGCGCATGGCCTTGCGTGCGCAAGCCAAAGAGACGCCGAGCATCACCGAGCACGTACCGCTATGGCACAAGACACTAGCCGCACGGACACGCGCAGTGCCAGGGATAAGCCGCGTTATTACATCGTCCGCAGTCACGGGCGTAACGTCCTTTGGTACAAACGTGGTGGCAGGCTCGGCCAGCACGACCACGGTTAACATGACGACAACAAGCCAATTTATAACCGGCGTCCCGTATTGGAATACGACATGGTGGATCAGTAGCCGCAGCGCATCGCTCAACGTGGTGACATTCGCCACGCCTGCCAATAGCGGCGGCAGTTACTTTGACTGGAGCATCGTGGGGTCATGACAACCACGGTATTCGGCACGGTAAGCTGCGGCAGTGGCACCAGCATCAGCTCATTCTCGCACGCGCTGGCGTCTAACAGCGTGGCCGTGACGGGCATTTCGCCTAGCTGGAATACGACGGTATGGGTGTACAGCAAGTCAACAAATGCCGTGACGATACGATTCAGCACACAGATTGACAGCGGCGGCGGCCGCTATGATTGGCGGGTGGACGCTCCATGATACCGCTCACGCTTTCATTCACGCCAAACGCGCTTACGCGCGAAGCCATGACATTCTCGGTGCTTACCGACTACGTGACGGCGTTTCAACTCAGTAATCGCGCACGCAGGCCGATGTATAGATTCACGCTTACCTACGACGCCATTAGCCGCAGCCACATGCAGGAGTTGCAAGGGCTGCATGCCTATCATCAAGGCGCAACGCCATTTTACTGGAACGGCGGCGAGTTTGGCGCGGTAGAGAATTACTGCCTGATTGGCGTGGCCGATGGCCGCTCAACGGCATACTACCTACCGAATAGAAACCTGAATGCCAGCTCTTTCTCGGCACGCATGCTCACAACCGATACGGGCGTCACATCCATTACCACCGACTATACGCTGCGCACCTGGGGGCAGGTGGATTTCGGTACGGCACCGTCATCGGGGCAGGAGATATATGCCAAGTGGGCGTGCAATTATCTTGTCAATTTTGATCCGAATGGACTGAAGATGGAGCAAATTGCGCGTAATGTTTACAAGACGCAATTCACGTTGACGGAGAATGCGCTGGTGCCATGAAGCTAACTTTTAAATCTGCCATGCCCAATACCCCAAACACGGCCACGAGTAAGGTTATAAATCTTACCCAATTGGGTAGGTGTTTCGCCAGCCAAATATCTTTCTTGAATTTCTTTCATTATATCTACGGAGGTTCTTCTAGCGCGATTAACCATTCTCGCATCGGTAGCGATAACATCTTTCCAACGATGGTTTCGTACAATGTGATAAATAAGAGAAGCGGAAACACCAAATCGTTGACCGAGAGTACTCATGCTAGTATCACCAGCGGCATAAGTAGCACGAATTTCTTTGATGGCATTTTGTGTCAATTTGCTCGTTGGATGATTCTCGCCACGTGGAGAATTTTGACCGATATGAGCCATGCGACCTTTCCGCTTGGCATCCGCAATATTGTCTTGATGAGTACCAAGAAAAAGATGGGAAGGACGTATGCATGGTGGGGTATCGCAACTGTGGCAAATTTCTTTATCGGGTGGAATCGCTCCGACATGAATCATGTAAGACAATCTGTGTGCCTTCATCATCGTGGCATGTTTAGTTCTATATTCAACAAAAATAGTACCGTAGCCAGCAGCTTTGCTTCCAGGCCAAATCCAACAGCCATCATCAGGTTTTTCCATCTTATCCCAGAAACGTTTGAATCGTTCTTCTATGGGTGTGCGGTAAAGACCTTTAGCAAATGGCATATGGGGTGAATTTATATAACAACGATTATTTAGTCAAAGGATTATTCAATTGAAGTCATTTTCGAGTTCCCTGATCGCATTGAAGAACGCCATGGAAGAGACAACTTGGTGCCATTGTGTAGACTTAACAATTAACCCAAACACCACTGCGCGGTTTACTAACCTACCCGACACACTCACTTTTAATGGCCAGATTTACGCTGCAGTGCCTTTTCTCGTCGGCGTCTCAGAGCAAAGCGGCGACGGCTCGCTGCCGCAGATGACGGTGGACGTGTCTAACTTTCAAGGCATGGCGCTGCGCTTCGCCAAGGACAATGACTTAGCGCTTAACGACGTGACGATACGGCTCGTGAATCCGTCGCTCACAACATCGGGGCAGGAAGACTTAATAAGGATGCAGGTAAAAAACGTGGTGTTCACTGACGAAGTGGCGAGGTTCAATCTAGGATTTAATTTTGATTATGACAGCGAGGGACCCCGCAGAAATTATAATAGAAAAGACTTTCCTTCCATTCCGTACAATGCTTCAAAATTCTTTGTCTTCTAATGCTTGAACTCGTCGGCACGCCATACGCAGAGAAAGCCATCGGGCCGCAATCTTTCGACTGCTATTCACTTGTACGCTATGTGCTCAACAAAGAACGCGGTATGGATCTGCCAGAGTCGCCGCCATCGGCCATCGCGTGGCCGCGCTATGTGAAAATCTACAAACCGCCGCCAGCCAAACTTGAGCCTTACGATGTTGTTATGTTTGCCGAAATCCTGCCGGGTATCATCAATCATATTGGCATCGTTTGTAACAACGGTTCTGACTTTCTTCACTGCGGTGCGATGTTTGGCGGCGTGGTTTGTGAGCCGTTAATCAAATACGAGCACAGGATTGTCGGCGTGGGGCGTCCACTGTGATTATTGAAGTGCGCGATATTATCGACGGCAAGGTACACATTGCGCACACGCAAGCACCGCCTGCCGACATTACGCTAGGCTATCTATTCGATCAGCGCGAAGAATTAAAGCGCATCAAGCCGTGCGTCGCACAGGTAAAGGTCAACAGCATTAAAATTGATCAATGGCAAGCCACGACTTTACGGCAGACCGACTCGGTGGAGATAGACATTGCGCCACGCGGCCCTGTGTTGGCAGTTATCCAAGTCATTATGCTCGTCATTTCTCTTATCAGCACCATCGTCAGCATGGTCATGCGGCCCAAGCCGACGAAACTCGAAACACCGAAAGAGACAACGACATACAGTTGGGACGGATTAAAAACGAGTTATGCACCGGGCGGGCCGATACCTGTAGTGTACGGCGAGCATGCCTCAGGCGGACAACTGCTAAGCCTTGCCATTGACGTCAACCCGGCCAATCCCAATCAGCAGGTTTTAAGCATGCTATTAGGCGAGGGCTGCGGCACCATTACCAATGTGGACTGCATCAAGGTCAATGGGATCTCCTTTTCTAATTTCAATAATCCACTACCGCAGTCCGCTATCTGCCAGGCAGCGGCCGATAGATATTGGATCGACCGTCCCGACGTAGCGGCTGACCCGTGGTACGGCTCTTCGCCTGCGGGTGCCTACGACCATTATCTTTCATATGGGCAATATGAGGGAGCGATATGGCATTCCGAGTTATGCACGAACGACCCGCTCAACATCTCATGGGACTGGCGCACAGGCGCTTCGAGTCAATCGGCCATACCTGGCTTTGAATTATCGCGCAACACATTTGCCGATGGCCGTGAGATTTCAAGTCTGGCCATTACCTATCCGACACAGGGCAATCAGGTTAGTCGAGTGCAGTTGCAGGTGGCAGCGCTGCAAGGATTGGGGATTTTTCGTGGTGGCACTAATCCGCGCATGCAGACGCAGACTGTCTATTATCGCGTTGAGTATAGTCCGCAGGGGGCTGGCACCTATACGACGGCTGAAGACCGTGCATTTTCAGGTGCGGACAAGGGCGAGATATGGGATGCGCCAGTTTACAATCTTCCCAGTCGTGCCGCATGGGATTTTCGTCTTACGTGGATAGGCGAAGCTCAGCATGAGCGCAGCGACCTAGCCAAAGGCGATGCCGATTTTGCTCATATCTGGCTGCGCAATGTTACCGAAATGTCAGATGCGCAGGTGGAGACGTATTCAGGCACGGCGCTTCTGTCCGTCAAGGCTATCGCAACCAATCAACTTCAGGGCGGACCACCTACGATTAGCGCCGTCCTGCGCGGGCGTAACGTGCGCGCGTACTACAATACGACAACCTATGTGACCACATGGACGAGAAATCCAGCCTGGGGCATTCTGGATTACATGACGAATTCGGTCTACGGCATGGGGCCGTTTATCCCGACGTCGGCCATAAATATTCAGTCCTTTATTGATTTTGCCACGCTATGCGATTCGCAAGTCTCCAACGGCGCAGGCGGTTTGGAGCCGCAGCACTGTTTAGACATTGTGATGGACAAGAAGAAGCCGCATATCCAGTGGGTAAACGACATGCTGGGGCTTTACCGATCAGCGCTTATTTATAGTCAAGGTAAATTTAAGATCATAACCGACCGCGGCGACTTGCCCGTGCGACAGATTTTTCATGCGGGCAATATTCTACCCGGCACGTTTCAATTGACGATAGGCGCCACCGATCCCACACCGCCGAATCAAGTCAATCTGTCATTCCCCAACCGCATGGCCGATTTCAACATGGACACGATTTTCGTGCAGGACTCGGCCAGCATCTATGGCCGCAACGAGCCGATCAAGGATGTGGACTTAAGTTTGATCGGCGTCACGCGCGAGTCCGAGGCCGTACGCGAGGGCTATTATCAATTGCAACGGCGCCGTCAAAGTGTACGCGAGATGCAATTCGCCACGGGCATCGAGGCGCTAGCCGTTGAGCCTGGCGATATGTGCAAAGTGGGTATCGTCACTACTGGCTTTGAGATGGGTTATGGTGGGCGCGTGCTTGAGGGCGATCTATTCAATGTCGTGCTCGACCGCGAGGTAACGGTTAATAGCGGCTACACTTATGAGTTTTATTTATGGCACACCCAAAGCGACTCGCCCGAAGTACGCACCGTGGCGACGACACCTCCAGCGGGCGCGCCGAGCATTATCACGATTACCGTTAGCCCTAGCAATCCATTCAATATTCAACCGCAAAACGGCGACCGCTGGGCCATCGGTATCACGTCAGAAGACCTCAGAACGTGTTTCGTCAAGCGAATCAATTTCGACCCGCAAACGGCTAAGCATTCATTAGTCGTGCAGGAGTACGTGCCCACTGTGCCGATCACGCCGACGCTGGTGAGCACGATTACATTCTGGGATATGAACGCACCGCCAGCGCAGCCGTTAAGTGTCAAGGGCGGCATTACTTATAATATAGCGGCGGATGGCACCGTGGCGGCGCTGCTCAATGTAGACGTCGTGCCGGCACCGCTAGAAGAAGGCGGGCAGCTCGGCACCGTGGCGTCATCCTACGTAGTGCTCAGCGGTTCGCATTGCCCTGTGCGTTATTCGCTCAACGGCGATATGTTTCGCATGAATACCGGCTCGGCCGGCCCTGGGCCAGGTGCAAAGGGCAATGAAGGCGCAGTCCGTACCATTAATTATTGGACAGGCTCGGATCACCAAGCCTTTTACGCGCCTGGATTTCAGTCTGCCATTGTGGGCTTTCCACCGTATCCACCAAACTCAGGCGACCGTTATACGCTGCTACACCGCGGCGGCTTCTTTGATGGGTTTGATCTGTATCGACGCACTATTGAGGCGTCGGCGGATTATAGCTTTGTCGCGCCTATCTTAGGCACGCACTACGAAGAAACGGTAATGATCGACTCGCTACAGGCCGACATGCAGTACAAAGTCGTGCCCTTTAACACGCGCGGCGTGCGTAATTATTTGGGCGATTGGGAAGTCACGATCAGTTTCAGCGGTACATTCGTATCAACAGGGCAGACCGTTGATTATCTGTTTTACGAGCATGCGGATTCAATGCAGCTATTAGAGCCATCGTTTGTATCGCCTGGATTATACCCGCACAGTTATGCGGCAATCACAATTAACAAATCAGGCGCAACCGTATTTCTGCAAG